ATAAAAAGTTTTTATATCGAATAGATTTAAAAATAATCATTCTTTTTGCCTTATTTGTTTCTTAGATTTCTGTCTATCTTTTTTCTTGGCTGCTTTCTTATAAGCTTTTTCCCATTTCTTAGATAGACAGTGTATTCTTTCTTGTTTGGGCACTAAACTATTTCCATTGATTGTGCTTCTGTAAGAAGTTTCCTCATATTTACTTTTATTTTATCTTTATCCAGATCCGTGTCAACTGCATCAACATAACTATCTAATAGAATTTCAGTATCTTCCATTGATATACTTTCATCTTCGACATTCTCTCCAATAAACTCATTAAAGTTTTCTGCAATCTTTAGTTCATGAATCTTTCTATTCTGTATTCTATCAACTAAACGATCAAATGTAAAGAGGTCAGACTTATTAATTACAACTATTTTTACAAATTTATGATCTAAATGATCCACATTAAAGTCTGAATAGCTTTGTCTGGAATCATCATACACAATCTTTTCATATAGTGTGTATGGATTTCTAATCGCTTCCATTTCACGAGTCTCTGTATCTATTACGTGGAAATGTTTATTATCATGAGCATCAGACCAAAAGAATTCCATCTGCGTGCCTAGATATGTAATATTATCTTTTACTGATTTAGTGTGAAAATGCCCAGATAAAACTTTCTCAAAACGTGAGAAAAGTTTATGATCCATACCATGTTTATTTTCTATGCCTCTCATCATCTCAAATCCACTTAATTCAAGATGACCACCTAACCAGTCTGCTTTACAGTTCTTAATAAACTCCATAGACTTATCGTGATTTTCTTGAGTGATCCAAGGTAACATTGCTATCTTAAGAGAATCATATTCCAGAACACGAGGTTCCATAATAATATTAATTTCGTTCATAAAATGACCTAAGAGTTCTTTTAGACTATTTAAATCATTTGTATTCTTATAGTAGGTATCATGGTTACCAGGTATAATGTCCATAGACATCCCATAGTCACGAAGGTGTGACAGAAAATGTTTACGGTTGTGATTTAAAGCTCTGAAATTAATAAACTTACGATTATCATAATAATCACCAAGATGAATAATTTGCTTAATATCATGTTCTTTACAATACGGGAAAAAGATGTTTTCATAAAAATCTGCTGCGTTATTTAAAAACACATCAGAGCTATTTCTGATACCACAGTGAGTATCATTCAATACTGCTATTTTCATTATATATTATTCCAAAAAGTCAGATAGATCTGAATCTACGTTAACGGCTCTTTTCTTTCTATTTTTTGTTTCTTTTGAAAAAGTTTTAATTTCTGTATCATAAGCTTTTACTTTATCAATTCTATCTTTAAGTGTATCAATAAAGTGGTTAGCTACTTGAGATGATGCATCATCAGTACCAAGTTCTGTAACAAGAAAAGCATCAATCCCAGATTGTGCTAAATATTTTTCTTTAATCTCTTGCTGTTTCTTTTCTTTAGTAATTCTACGCAAGAAAGCATACCAAATGATCTGAGTAAAATAAGCAAAGGCATTTGGCTTACCTGTTCTAGTTGTAGCATTAATATTATAATTTTCTATAGCTTTCAGACAATTTTCTACCGCATCCATAACCATTTCTTCTCGATATGTATACCGAATAAAATTAGACTTGTGAGATAAATTTTCTGCTATCTGAAGAAAACTACGAGCAATATAGTCAGGTACTACTGGAAGTTTTTCTTCGGTTTCTTTAGCTATTGTAACTTCTTTTACATATTCCACGATAGCCAATGAAAATTCTGAATTATTAATGTAGTGTATGTTTTTTGTTTTTTTTGCTTTTGCCATAAATATAAACCTTTTACATATATATTATAAACTAATTAACAATAGATGTAAACAACTATTTTTATTGTTATCGCATCACTTTTTGGTTTACAGTTGCACGAATCTAGTATATAATAAAAGAGTAGTTAGTTGAGGATAGGGAATACTAATGAAGCTTAGTTTTATCAATAAAGTTAAACTTAAGCACATTATCAACTTCTGAATCATTTGTTAAACTTAATTTTTCTTTTATTTCTTCTTCTGGTATTTCATCAAGACTATCATTTCTTTCTGATACCGCTTCACTGATTTTTTCTATAGCATTCTCATACTGATCCAAAATATCTTTAGATGGTACAGTAGCTGCTATTAGATGATATAGATTAATTGTTATAAAATGGTCTGATTCTTCAACATAAGTCATCCATGGCTTAAACATATAATAACTTCTTTCGTTATCCAAATCTACTCTGGCTATTCTAAAAGCACCTCTTACAACGATATCTTCTTCAAGCTCTTCCATTATTTCACAAATAATTTCAGAACCGTCTGCTATTTTTAATTGTTTAACATTGTTTATATCGATCATATTGAAACCTTGTAAAATTTAAATTTAAACTTTTCTTTTTTATAAATCTTTAATCTTTCTTCGCTGTGAAGGAGTGCATAGTTTTTTCTTGATTTGTGTTGGAAATCATCTGATATATCATAGAGTTTAGTAGTCGTTCCATCCTCTGATTTCCGTAATCCCCTCCCAATAGACTGGAGAACTTTGATCTGGGATTTTGACGGAGAAGCAAATATGATATTATGCAAGTTCCGTATGTTAATACCAGTACTAAAAGTACCAAGACTAGCGACGATGATAGCATCTTTCTGACCCTCTGTTATTTTTCTAATAGCTTCCCTATCAGATGTTTCTGTAGCACCACTTACAAAAAATACTTTTCTTCCTTCTTTAGCCTTACTATTTATCAGCTCAAAAAGAGGCTTTCCATGCTTCTCTACAAACTGAAATAAAACTAAAGTATTACCTTTTTGATCCAGAGCAAGATTTCTTATAAATTTATTTCTTTGTTCATATTTTACAATGTAGTCTATTTCATCCTGATATTGTAGACCGACCATTTGCTTTTTTATCTCTTCACTATATTGTAGTTGAATCATAAGAATTTCTAAATCAGCAAGAGTTTGATTATCTTGTAAAGTTCTAGTCGTAGTAACTTTCATTACCTTTCCAAAAAGACCCTCTAATACCAATTGGTGCGTTTGTGTTCCATCAAGTGTGCCAGTAGTACCATAGCGATATTCTGCTAGTTTACATTTATTCATAATATTAGTAAGTGATTTGGATTTAAAACCGTGACACTCATCTCCTAAGATCATACCAAACTGATCAAACCAAGCGGGTGGCATTTTATAAATGGATTGCCATGTGCTTATACAAATAGCACTCTCAAACTCTTTATCCTTACCAGAATAGATTTTATGCATACCTGTAGGGTTTTGTCCATAATCAGCAAAGTCTCCGTACATTTGTTCAACTAAAGATGTGGTAGGCACAATAATTAAAACTTTACCCGCTTTTGGATAATTAAATCCGTCTGTTAACATTTGAAGCCAATATTTGGCTAAACAGTATAAAATTAAAGACTTACCTGAACCTGTAGGTGATAGTAGTATTGATCTTTTTCTTTGTAGACCTTCACAGATAGCATTAAATTGGTAATCTCTTATAGATATAGGTTCGCCTTTACTTTTTAGATCAAGACTTTTTATAAATTCCATAATCTTATTAGGATCTATTTTATTATATGATTCGGGTAAACCGTATTTACTTTTTTCATATTCTAACGGATAATTTCTTTTTTCGCAGAAATCCTTCACATAAGATATAAGCCCGCATGATAACTCGCAGTTATTCACATTAAATAATCTTATCTTGCCATCCCATACCTTATTTTTATATAGAGGCATAAATTTATAACCAGGAACAAAAAAAGAAAAATAATCAGATAGCTCTTGAGCAATGCCCCAATCGCAACCAATAATCATATTAGCATGATCTTTCTTCTGTACTTTAACTATATCCACTAAAAACCACCAGCTTCAAATTGTTTCCATTTTATAATATTACCTATAGTCTGATGTTTCCAATTAATATTGGTTACAATTTCTTGTAGTGTTTCAACTAAGGTTTTATAATAAGTTACTCTTTCTTCACTCTTTTGAATATCTATATCGGAATCATAGTAGTGATTCATATCACCTTTCATGACTTTCATTCCGTTAAAAGGATCATATTCCCAACCTTTCTCTTCAATTTGCTCTTGGGTCATTTTATCATTATAATATAACCACTTATCTTTGAGTAAAATTTTCTGCTTTAACTCAGTCTTTTTTAGCTGTAGTTTAGAAATAGAAAGAAGTTGTAAATATTTTGCGTGAAGTTTTGCTATATCAATTGATGATTTATCCAAATGGCTTTCATCAATTACACAGTCTTTTTTCCAATCATTAAGTATATCTTCAAGATTCAACAAGTGCATCTCCATAATAAATAAATTTCAATATTAATAGTATCTATACTAATTCAAAGTATGATATTTTAAAGTTTACCGGAAAGGTAATAACTGGAGTTTCAGTGCCAGATGCTTCCAATAATAGTGTTCCTATATTTGTCACTACACAGTCTATATATCTAATTTTTTTAACAACATTATTATGACTACTTAGTATAGACAATGTTATATCAACAACGTTTTCGTCATCTGCTATTATTTTATTTTTATTATTTGACGGAGTGACTACAAGACTTTCTAACCAATTATATACTTCAACATAACTTGTCATATTCTCATCTACTAACACATCGAATGCTAAATCATCAACACCAATTGTATCTCCCGGAACAGCAATACTTTGAATCCGTTTAAATGGTACAATAGGCGCAGTAACTGTTACACCCGGATGAATAACTCTTTGAGCAAAAAATTCTAAATTACCATACTTTTTTCTATCTATAACAACCTTAAAGTTGCTAGCCTGTAAAAAGTTAAAATTTTCAGTAAGGTCTGCCATATGCCTCTCCGTTGAAGTTATATCTATTTATATTGATAAAAAGTGCATTTTAGGGGTTTACAAGTGATGTTTTTTAGTATATGTTGTAAGAGTAAATAGAATCGGAGAAAGATATGACTAAGTTTGATAAATCTAAATTTACTTTTCACGGTGGTTATCTTGAGTACACTGGTACTTATGAAGGTCAACCCACTTGGGATCAAGTTGCTCCTAACTGTCACCCATCACGTGTAGGTATGCCAATGGAATTATTCATAGCTCGGTTTAAGTATAGCGGTCCTTTCACCAAAGCTAAATTTCTAAAAGAATTAATTAAAAGCTTTACTATTGAAGAATATGTAGAAGCTCGCAAAAAAGAAGGTCCTGAGGGAGCTCCTCTTGAAATATTAAAAAATAAAAATCCTGAGTGGGCTGATAAAATTATGTTTCAGTGGCTAATGAAAATGTCTAATAAGATGGCATAAAAAAAAGCCCCACGAATGGAGCTTAGTTGGGAGGGTTGAACCCCTCCCTTTTTTTATATTTAAATCTTATGCGTTAAGGATGTTATCCACACGGAAGATTCTGTAGTACTGATTGGTTTTTGCTGCAGCAAGACCACTCGCTGGGTTTGCACCTACGAATGGATTTGATACCATGCCGTAACGAGTTTTGAACCCGATTTTTGGCTGGAAGTCATTCTCACCTACGGCACGTACCATAGTTAGTGGTACATATGGGCAATAGAATACACCGGCGTCATATGCGTTAGTACCTTTATAACCTACGGTTACATAATCGGTTGTTGCATATGGATCGATATATACTTTTGTGCGGCCGTTAAGAACACCAGCAAAAGTATTACCTGTATCATCTACATTTAGGTTAGTTGCTAATGCCGGAGCATAATCAAGCATACCTGTTGCAGACAAGCATGATGCTACGTCTGATGATGTGATGATGAAGTTACCGCGGCCTCTACGAGTTTCTTTAGCAATTGTATTTGCTTCACGCTCGATTTGTACCATAAGACCTTTAAACTTCTCTACTGACCAACGGCCATCAGCATCGTTTGCAAGATCAAACACACCATTAAGAGCGGTTTGAGCTGTAGCAGCACCAGTCTTAGCTTGTGAGTTGATTGTACGGATTACTTCACGGTTGATTTCCGCAAGAATCTCTGTTGACAAGATATTTGCCAATTCTGATTCTGCATCAAGACCATGAATTGCTTTCAAGTCTTGTGCTAGCTCTAGGCTATACTCTGCTTTCAGTGCACGTGTTTTTGCAGACACAGTTGCTTTTTCAATGGTGAAACCCATTTCATTAAAAGTAGATCCAGTATTACCAAGTGCTTCACCATCTGTTAATGGCATACCACCAGCAAAGCCGTTAGCTACACGGTCATTATCGAGTGAACCATCTGCTGCAGCATCAGTTACACCAGAAAGACCTGATGGACCTGCTGAACCGTTAGCACCTGTTGAATCTCCGCCCCAAGCAGTATTTGCTTCGTTATATAGAGCTTCAGTTGAGGTTGTTGCACCTGCACCATAGCGTGACTTCATTGCGAAGATCAAGCCTGTTGGTCCAGTCATTGGCTGCACACCACATACATCATAAGCCATCATGTTTGGCATTGCACGACGTACAAGTGAGATAAGGATTGGATCCCAGTTACCTACTGAACCGGTGTTATTTGATGGCGCGTTTTCTGACAAGAAACCTTGCTCTGCTTGACGCTGCTCAGCAAGAGCTTTTTCTTGATTCTCAAGAACTACAGCTGTTACTGATTTTCTGTAAGAATCATCGATTTTACCTGCTGATTCTTCGTTGAGCACTGGTGCCCATTTCTCTGTGAGATTTTTATATGTATTAGACATTTTCTTTTGTCCCCTTAAATTAAGATGTTCTCAATGCTGAGAGATATTTATCCATGTTGCTTGAAATTTCTGTTTCATCAGCTTCTTCTTCTACAACACTTTCATTAACCATTTCTACTGGTGCTTCTGTAGTTTCTACAGGTTTCTGAGCAAAATATGATTCTTTAAGTGTAGAGATTTTTGAAGCAAAATCTTCTTCGGTTGTAAAGTCAACACTTTCAGCAAGACTTCTAAGTTTTTCAACTTGTGTTTCTGCTAGGTCTTTAGAAGCTTCACGAATGCAAACTTCTTTTTTCATTGATTTTACAGATTCTGACATTTCCATGTTTTTCTCTGTTTGTGAATTTAATTGGCTTTCAAGCTCTTCAACTTGCTCTACCAAATCGTCCACAAGATCAATTTTGGATTCTGGAACTTCGATATAAGATTCAGTAAACAAGTCTTTCAAATTGTTCATGAATGTTTCTGCAATCTCTGTTCTCAAACCAGCTTCTACAGCCAATTTGTTTTCTTCCATCCAAGTTTCAACTACATAGTTTAGATAGCTGTCGATTTTCTCAACAAGCTCTCCACGTGTTTCGTTGAGACCTTCTTCAATTTCTGTTGCATAATGCTCTTCAAGGGCTGTTACTCTTTCAGCAATAGTTGCTTCGAGTTCAGCTTCTTTCTTAGCTACTGCTTCATTCACTTTTGAATTAACAGCTGCTTCAAAAATTGTAGCGGCTTTTTCTTTGAAACCTTCCGCAAGACCCTCTTCGTTAGCAATAAGTGCTTGAAGGTCTTCTTTATGTTCTGAGACAACAATCTCATCTTCGATTTCAACTTCTTCGCCCATCATAGTTTTATATGACGCTTGAAGATCCGCTTTTTTCATTGCTTGTAGCTTACCGTACATAGCATTAACCATTCCCGCTTTTGTTTTCGGAATTGGTGCCTGTTTTGTTACTGCTTTAGCTGCTTTATCGACACTGTCGACTGATTGAGCTTCTGCATTTTTAGGATCATGAGCTTCGTCCACAACTTCCGCTGCTTCATCGAGCTCAACTTCCTGGTCTTGTATTTGATCAGTCATGTTTGACTCCTCTTTTATTTGAGCAACGAGAGGAAATTCTTAAACTCACGTTCCTGCACTAAATGCATATCAGCACGCGGAGCTTTTTTAATTTCAGTCTCAATTTCTTCAATATCTTGAGGTTGAATAACACCATTGTTCCAAACCCACTCTACACCTTCCATAATCCCATTAACGAAAGCTTCTGGAGCAGATGGATCTTGTACAATGTCGACAGTGTTTAACATAAAGTCTTCCTTTACATACATTGTCCCATTACGATTCTCAAGACTTCCCATACCACGAGTTGAAACGCCTAGTTGAACACCACCATCGAGGAGACCTTTTACAATGTTTCCCATTGGAGTATCTAATATAAGCGCTTTCCCCATCACATTATTACCTTCCCAAGTCATCTCGGTAATGCGATGCGAAACCTTATCTAAGTTAACAGTTGGTCCTTCTGGATGATTTAACTCTCCAACCGCTCTCTTAGTTGCAACTTGTTCAGTCGCAAATTTATGAACTGCAGATTCCATTATACCTCTAGGATATATTCTGCCGTTTCTATTTTTACTTTCAGCTTGTGCGAAGATACCTTCGATCACATAGTTTTTCTTACCACTCTCATCTACCTCTTCGGTAACATAAGATAGTTCTTGATCATTGTATTCCGCAATAAGCTTCATAGTTTTATCCTTTATACTGTTTGACGAATTCTTTCGCCATTTTCTCAGCTTCTTTTTCCGAAGCATAAGTATCTAAAACGTCACCATCAACTTTAGCCTGAAACTTATTTTTGACCTTTACAATCTCAATTGCAATGCCTTTAACTTTCATCTTCTTAGATTCATCTAAGAAGGCTTTTAAAGTTTTAAACGATTTCATTTTCTACTTCTACTTCCATATCTACTTCTGCATCTACTTCTTCAGGTGCATTATTATATAATCTATTAGCTAATTCAATTCTTTTATTATCAATTGCATCTGCTAATTTATCAGCAACCAAATTATTAAAAATATTTGAAGAATTTACAAAATCTTTATCCTCAATAGATGATATCATTGCTTCAATTGGATCTAGTTCTACTTCTGGTTCATCACTTGTATCTTCTTCAGCAGATGTATCTACTGTATCAATATCTTCAAGACTTTCGATGTTTTCGTCTGAAACATCTGTAACATTATTTAATTCATCATCCATAATTATTCTCCATATTTTAGATTATTTATATAAATTAAGTTTTTGACTTTTAATCACCAGAAACATCATCAAAATCGGGATATTGTCTCGTATTTCCATTACTTTGATTACCCCAAACTATTCTTACTGCACCATCGCCACCAGCCATGCCATATCCTATTTTACTTTGTATAATACCAGCGCCGCCACCACCAGGTGAAGCAGCTTTACCCGTAAATGATTGGTGGTTTGCAGATCCTGAAGTCGGTGGTGTTATAGAACCTAAACCGCTTGCCGGTCCTAATGGACCAGTATATCCAGCACTAGCAGTAAAATAATTACTCCCGTGTCTTGAACCCTGTTGATGTACACCAAGAGGCGCATTTACGGATCTCAGGCCATTATCACCCAAACCGTATATTCCAGTAGCACCCCCGGCTTGAAAATCTTCTGGAAACCCATTATTTGAAGAACTTGATTGTGTTCTTGAGCCACCCGCGCCGCCACCGGCGCCACCATTAGCAGCTTGTGGAGACCCATCTGCATGCCAACCATTACCGCCGCTACTGCCATAACCACCCGCGCCGCCGCCACCTGGAGATTTATGTGGGATAGCTGATGAACTAGCGCCGCCACGACCACCAGTTCCTCCAGCAGTTTTATCAAAACCCCCACTCAAACCTCCAGCACCACCGGAAGTATTATTGTTTACACCAGTTAGTCCGCCCTTACCGCCATATCCAATTAGTCTGGGGGACCCATTCTTGTAAATATAAGTATCACCACCATCAGACCCATTCGCTCCGGAGCTTGTTCCGCCAGCACCACCCGCGCCGACCACTATAACTAAAGTCTGCCCTGGAGATACTGAAATATTACCATAGACTAGACCACCTCCGCCGCCTGCAGATGCTCCAGTAAATGAAGAAGATGCATTGCCTCCACCACCTCCGCCGGCACCTACACAAACAGCAGATACTTGGTAGACATTGGCTGGTACAGTAAAAGAAATCTGTGAACCAAGTGTAACATTACTTCTATCAAATATTGCCGATACTGCCACAGTATTAAATCCTTGATTTCTAAAATCGCTAAAACTAATCTGACCGCTTGTAGGTATTCCAGATGTAACCACACTACTAGTGATAACATTAGTAGCTGTTATAGCTGTTTGAACATTAGTGCCGTTTCTATAGTATTCTGATAAACTCATTGCGGGTTTGGACTGATCTTCAAATACATATTCTATGTCATTATCAAATGATATGGCTCCGGTGTTTGGTACAAATGGCATTATTTTTCCCTTTCAAGTCTTTCAACTTTTTCGGAAAGTTCTTTAATTGCTTCAATTAACAATGGAACCAATTTTTCATATCTAACAGCTTTATATCCATCTTCTCTTGTTGTAGTAACTTCTGGTAATACTTCTTCAATTTCTTGGGCTAAAACTCCAGCCTCTCTAAGAGTTTGATCTTTATCTTCTGCTAATTCATTCCAGTTAAATGTATATCCAGAAATTTTATTTATCTTATCTAAAGCATTATCAATTACAGAAATATTAGTCTTTAATCTCTCATCAGATGTTCCAAATGCCGTAATGTCTCCAGTTGCCGTAAAGGCGCCAGTAAGAAGAAAATTACCAGTGTAAGACCCAGACATTTTAAACTGTGTTCCGGTTAATGTCAACCCACTTCCGGCTGTGTATGTTGTGTTTGTATCAGTATTTGTATCTGTACTACTAATAGTAAAGTTAGGATATGTTCCAGTGACACTTGTTGCTCCACTACCTGTTAAAACTACTGTTTGATCAGGTGCTGAATTAGTAAATTCATTATTTGTATCAAGAGAAAGTCCGGTTCCTGCGGTATATGTCTCTCCTGCATCACCTGCAACAAAAGATGTTCCATTATAAATTATAGCTTGACCATTAGTTATACCCGCTGTACTAACATCTGTAAGATCATTCATTGCAAGAGAAACAGCAACATCGCCAGGAACAAAATTTGTTCCATTCCATTTTAAAGCTTGACCATTAGTTGGTGCGTTCGTAGTAATATCTACGTCGGTATGACCATCTATAGAACCAAGCGCAAACTGTGAACTATCTACATCAATTTCTATTTCTGTTGAGTTTATATACCTTACTACAACAGCCCCACCACCCTTAAGGGTTACATCTTGTGCAGAACCACTTTGTCCATTAGCCTGAGTATCAAATCTTAGATTGGCTTCATTAACACCAGTTGCAGCCATAAGATATTGACCAACAACGGTACCATTAGTAATTGATTGTACGTGGCCAAATTTATCCAGTGAAATATTCTGTATAACAGTTTGACCACTATTTGTAGAAGTTTGGGCAAAGCCAGATCCTGTAGCACCATGATTAATTGTAATTGTTTCTGATGTAGAACTATTTGTTGTAAACTCGGTTGTAGTGCCAAGAGAAATTGCAGCATCAGTTGTATCAGTTGAAAATGTAATTGTTTCATTGTTAATTTGTTCAATCTGAACTATTGCACCAATAACAAGTTCTCCATCAGATTCTCTTGTTAAAATACCATCGACAGATTTAATCTTTAGTGTTGTATCTTCGCCACTATCTGGACCTTGGTGTATTAATTTAAAATCAACTTCATTCTCTGTAACAGCAGGTGGATCAGCAAACTTGGCAATATATGTAGTATTCGGGTGGTGCATACTATCCGCACTAATTGTTATTATTCCGTCATGAACACCTGCTGGTGCTATAGACGAAACTGTTATACCGCCAGTACCAGTAAATTCTATAAATTGTGCTGTAGAATTTGCTGCAGCATCCGTTTCAGTAAAAGTAATTCTAGTATCAACACCAGGAGCAGACGCATTAGCTTGTAATGTAGAAGTGATTTGAAGAGCGGCTGCACTGATATCCAAAGTAGCATTATTTGCACCAGCATTGGTAACATTAACTGCAATACCGTTTGCTCCAGTAACACCTAAATTAGTTGTAGTAATTCCAGCAACAGGGCTAGAATCTTTTAAAGTTATAAAACTATTACTACCAGTCTGATTTGCTGTAATCGTACTTACAGCTTGAAGATCAATTCCAGATATTGTTATTGCATCAGAGGCTTGAGATACTGAAATACCATCGGCACCTAAAAAGCTAACCTGATCATCTACCGTATTATTATCAATATCAGTTTCAGTGAGAATTAGTTTAGATCCGCCCGTTACATCGCCGCTTGATACCGAATAAGTTTTAACTAAAGAACCTGCATCAACTACTAATGAGTTTGTACCAGAACCATCAATATTAATTCCATTAAGACCAGTAACTGTAATAGTTTCAGTTCTTGAGACCCCATTAGAATCAATATTTAATTTTATTTGTCCATTATTAGATGCTGTTCCACCGCCCTGTAATTCATACTTACTTTGTAATCCAAATACCGATCCTTGCGTAAGTGTTGATGTTATTTCTATAGTACCCGCTGCGCCACCATTATCAGTATAAGTAACTAATATATCATCATCACCAGACATAATATTACCAACAGCATCTTGTGCTCTTTCGTCTGTATAATATAAATTATTAGCACCTTCTGGTAATCCATCTGTATTAGTAATACCTTCAAATTCAAGTGTTTTAGTTACCTGATTAACATTAATATTACCTATACCGCCACCGGCAGCATCATAAACTGCATTACCATTAGTATTTTGATGCTTTAGTGCTATAAACATTCTAGCAGAATCAAAATATAGATTTAATCCTGATGGTCCTTCTGGAACATCATCGGTTGTTAAACCCTCTTGTCTTCCGGTACTAGTTCCTATTTCTGTTATGCTAGTCGAAGAATCTTCAAAATTAAATTTTACAGACCCGTCTTCCATAACAGCAAAAACAGCATCATTTATAGTTGTGGATTCTAAATTAGCATTTTTATTGGAAAATATACCAAAGAAATTATCTTCTTCGTTATTATTATTGTCTAAGAAGTTAAATATACTTTGCCGCGACGAAGTTGCTATACTATTACTACCGTAACCTAAAGTATAGCCAAGATCAATCATTTCATTATTTAAATTATCTTTATATATTCTAAACTGCTGTACATCTAAATCGCCACCTAGTTGTGGTGTTTGATCAAATACAATATGTAAATTACCTCTATGAAAATTTATAAACCCGTTTTGTAATACGCCATCATTATCAGGAACTTCAAATGCTATCTTATCACTAAGATTATCTCCAACTTTAAGAACCATTGTTCTCTGAGAATCTTCTTCGGATGTAAGATAAATTCTAGCACTATCTTCATTAATACCACTAGCAGTAAAAGACGTGCCTTCAAATGCCATACCTTTATATCTACCTTCGGTAAGCATAAGAGTATTATTAATTTTAGTATTATGATTTTCATCTATCCAAGCCTCTCTTTTACCGTTCCAAGCCGATAAAGAGTTTGGCTGCTCTGGTCCATAGGTATGAAATGTACCTCTAGTAATACTAAATGTTAAATCTGCATAGGGAGAGTTTAAAGCTTCATCACTACTTATTTCGTGAGCTTTGACTGTTCTACCTGTATCTGTTTTTTGAAATACTGCAGCGTATGGATTTCTAATAGGGCTTGTTGGTGCATTATAGAGTTTCATTAACCCTTGGTCGAAGGCAGTAGTTCTAAGAGTATCGTTTACATTTGCTATCCAAGCATCATATGATGTTATTGCACCAATATGGCCATCAGTCATATTATTAATTGCAGCAGAAAGTAAGGTAGAATTTGAATCTGAACCGTGTGTATCAAATGTAGTTGAAGAAAGCTTTGTTCCAGCAGTATTAAATGTGGTAAGATTTAATCCTCTACCGTGCCCATGATATCCTTTTAATAAAATAGGATTTTGATTAAATTCAAAATATTCTGTTTCGTTATCTATGTAAAGATATGCTGGAGAATTATTATTTAATCCAGTTCCTCGCATTTCTACATATGCAGAACTTTGGGGTAAGCCACTTAAATCTACTTCTTTTATAAGCTGATATGAATTATCTGGATCTTTCCAGTATAGTATTTTTGATCTTTCATTATAAAATAGTCTACCAGTATTCATTATTTGATCAACACCAATATTACTATCAAAAACATAATACCCAGGTGTTTCAACACCAAAATCATCTTTTTCTCTATCTGAAACAAAAGTATAAATTATATCATTCTTTAAATCAAATATATTTTTATCATTATCTTCAGTTCTAAATGCAATATTTGATATAACTACGCCAGACTGTTCTTGAGTGCCAAAGCCATAAGACGTTTCTGCATTCAAGAAAGGTTCTAAAAATGTTTTACCGCCTGCAATTGCTTGTTCAATATCTATTTCTATACCAGTTCTAAATTCAAAGTTTTCTATATCTGTTGTGCCAAACTGATTTGTAGCTACAGAAATAACATTACCTTTTTTACTTGCAAATATAGTAGTCTGTCCAGCCGAAACCCAATCACTAGTCGATTGACCATCAAATGTTGGTGTAACTGGTGCTGGAGCAGCACCTCTTGCTACCCAATCAAAGTCAAAATAATACTCATCGGTCTGTCCATAGTTATAAACTAAACCCCATGATGGCGGTTTTACAGCAAGATAATTAGTCTCCAGATAATCACTATATTCTTGAAGAGTACCTTTTGGTCTTCTAAAAGCACTAATAGTGTATTCTCTACCTCTTATGGTTAATTGTGCAACTACTAAAAATACTGGAAAATCTGTAGCCGTGGTAGAACTAAAGGTCGCTTTAATATCATATGAATTATATCTTTTAGGTGATATAAAACCTGCAAATGTTCTTGGTGCAAAATCACTATAAATGCTATTAGTGGTTTCGTCATATCTCAATACTTGAGCGTCTGAATCATTAAAAGGAAAGGTATAATCTTCAACCGGATCACTATCAAATTCTCTTATATTATAGTGAGAAAAATTACTGAACTGGTCATAATATTTGTACTTACCCTGAGAATCCATGGACTCAAGTTGAGTATCAGGAATAAATTCCTTTTCTGAATTTAGCTGATCATCATTAAATATAAATCTACCAGTTTTAAGTGCATAATCTAAATAATATGCTTCAGATGCTTCTCCATAAGATAAGAATTGCCCATCTCTTCCAGAAAGATTTAAGAGTAAATTATCTGAAGATAAAGATAAGTCTGAATCAGAGCCTGGTGTTACAGAGTCTGCATAACCAAATAAATCTGGTTCTATTCTCCAAGCTTGAACATCACTATCATAGTATATTTTTACATTACTATCTTTAGACCACTTTAATCCGCCACTATCTAAAATATACTGATTGACTTCAAGAGATTTTGCTACAACAGCACCAGTTTCATCAATACTAAAAATGGCATTATTTTTATTAATAGTATCAGTATATGCATTTAAATTGTTATATAGTGCCCAATAATTTCCGGTTTCGCTATTATTGACATCTAAAAAATTATGTATAGATTGTAACGAAGTAATTGCTACACTATTGTCTCTATCAGTTGGCTCGTCGTAGTCTAAATCTAATGTATTACCGCTAAGTGCTGATCCAACACCATATATTTTCTGGCCATTAATTTCTAAATCTGTGATAAGAGTGTTAGCTGCCAAAGTATTTGTGGCAATATGTTCAAATTGAGCAGAATCGCCTTCAATAAGATTGACATATGCTAAATGTCTAATATGAGCTGAGTCAACTCTCATTCCATTAATATATGCGGAATCTATAGTGAGACTATTTGTTGGTGAACCAAAATCAGATTCAAATTCATCTACTGGTAATACATCTAAAAATACTTGCGCAGGATTGCCATTTGCATATATTGTAAATATAATATCGGCGGCTGTACTTTCTATCCACTGCCCATTTTTTAAAGAACTTTCAGATTGAGCAACTGCAGTACTTAATCTAAAATCTAATACTCTATTTCCTTGAGGATCAATTATTGTGTCTTCATCAAGATATAGTCTAACTGGAACATTAGACGTATATAACTTTTTATCTGGTGGATTAGTTCCAGTTTGTATGGCTGAAGAATTAGGAAAAAAACTATAACCAGGTAATGTTTCATCGGTAAAAAACCAACCACGAATATAATCTGGATTAGGTGGAGTTTCTAAGTCGACCGAAAACTCAACCCAAACGGTATCATAATCAATCGTTCTAGCAATTACTCCGGGGGAACTAGAGGGATCTATTGTCCCGCTCTGCCCTTTATTCGTGATATAGGAAACTAAATCATACATTATTTAAACTTCGAGCTATTCGTTATCAGATTCAATATTATCTATCTCATCCGCTTTTTCTTTATTTTCGTCTTCTACGTCTTGTTCCATATTTTTCATATCTTCTTCAGAAAACTTTAGAACATTTCTCATAACCCAATCTTTAGTATAATAATCTCCAACATACTGTTGCATCATATCAAGAGTTTGAATACGCTCTTTTAATATTTCACTTTCTTTAGATTCCGCAAAATAATTATCTCTAGCATAATCAATTTTAAAGTGCATTTTATGATTATCCCAATCAGCATCGGTAATAATCTTTTTTAAGATAAGCTGTTTCTTTAAAATATTTAAGAATAGATGACTAAACTTTTTGCGTAGTCTATCAATAAATTTTTGAAATTTAACTTCATCTCTTGATATTTCATTTGATCGACCGAGAGAAAACTGTGCTTCTTGTTCTAATCTACTAATAGGAACATTGAGTGATCTATATACACGTTTTTGAAAATAAACAATATCATCTATCTGACCAAGATTTTCACCTCCTGGTAGAGTAGAGATTTCAGTACCTCTACCGCCCTCTCTACGAGGTAACCAAAAATCTTCCAACATAGACATATGTTTGCGATCATCTCTTAACTCTCCATTCTGAGCGTCATATACTAATTTATTACGATATTTTGTCATAATATTTTTCATATATTCTTCTGCTTTACCCTTTGGAAGGTTACCTACATCAATATAAAAAATTCTACGTTCTGGTGCTCTAGCAAGTCTATAGATAACAAGCGAGTCTTCCATCATTCTTAATTGGTTAATTGGCTTAATAGATTTATGTAAATGAGATACTACTTTTTTTCGAGTCTCATCAAGTAAACCTGATGTAACATAACTAATAGAATCAAGAGTAAACTTAACCGCATCTTTTTGCTGCCCTGGTTTTTCTTGATAAACATAATATTCGTTTACACTATCTATAATATCAGCATTAGTAAGAGGATCTTTTTTCTTCTTTACCTCTTTCATTTTACGGATCTTCATAGCATCAATAAAACGAATATCTTGAATGCCAGCTTTTTCATTTTTTTCATCAACTACTAAATGATGATATATTCTACCATCAACATACCATCTTCTAAATATATCGTGTCCGTTTTCTTCAAAGTTTAACATACCCAAAATATTAGTAAATTCTTCTTGCACTTGCTTTTTAATATTTTCTGGAAAATCAACATCTTCAAGTGTAAGGCTAATAGGATCAGTATCGTCGCTTCCTACTATTGATTCATTAACAATGTCTTCAATAGCATTGTCAACTTCAGGATGTACTGCTACACCCCGATATTTTCTTATCATCTGATAGTTATCTTTTGCAGCACTTCCGTCAATATCTAAATATTGACCAAAGTGACTACCAGATGCAGTAATGTAACCAGCACCGTCATCATCAGCTTTTGGTACAACCGATTTAATCTTCTGCTGGGCTTTTTCAGATGAATTTGCTCTTTTAATTTCAAATCCAAAGAGTTTAAGTGAATTATCTGCCATAACTATCCTTTAACTATATAAAGGTTAGGGGAATAACTCCCCTAACCAAATTATATTTATTCAACTTTTAAGAAGTTACAAATCCATCAGGAGCGATCGACTCCCAATACTGAATCTGAAATTCTACGCCGAACTCTTCAATTGTATCTACATTTTCATATGATACATCAATTGCACTAATAGCAGTCGGGAAAATACCTCTGAATCTATATTCATAGAGAACAGAACCATCTTTATCTAACTGTTGTACAGCTGCATCAACTTGGTAATCATCTGGATTAGTGATACCAGTATTTGCTTGGTGTTGGTTAATACCATTCATCCACTGTTCCATTGATCTTCTGATATTAAAATCAGTATCATTGATAACAGTAACTGCCCAGGGTTCGAAAGTTCTATCCCCAGCCATTTGCAACTGACGCCCTCTATATGCTACAGGAATAGTTCCCATAACAGAAGCCGGCATTTGAGCTGCTTTAATCATGAATGATGCAAGTTCAACATCCCCAGCTACATAAGCAGGGAAACTAAGTATTACTTGGAAAAGGTTAGGACGTGCCCCACCACCTCTAAGTTTTGATTTAAAATCATTTACGCCTAAAATTGCCATTTTTATGTACCCCTATTATACTGCGCCGACGACTTCTTCAAAAGAAACGCCAGATCGTACAGCTACAAAATTAAGAGTAATGAAGTTGATTGATCTTGCGGGCTTAATGAAGATATTTGCTATAAATTGATTAGTATCAATTATTTCTGCGGTGTTATTAGTTTCATCGCATACTAATTTAAAGTCAGTGATACCTCTTCTGCCCTGAACATTTCTAAGGACTGGTTCTACAATATTTACGAACTCGGCTCTAGTAAATTCATCATTGAATTCAAAGAGAATATTTTGAGCAGCTGAAGATATTGCTTTTTCAAGAGTAAGAAACAATCTACGAACATTAATTCTATCGAATGCTGAAGGTCTTGACAAGTGAGTTTTATCACCAAATAGTGTAATACCCTGACCTGGTAGATTAGCAATCGGATTGTATCCAGCTTTATAAAGCTCATCTCTATCTGATTTATCTGGATTAAATGATAGAGATGTTACACCAAAGTAACGGCCTCTTCTTGTACCAGCTGGTGAAAACCAAGGTGCTTGATTATTATCTGAAGCTGCCATAATACCGGCTGTAGATGCCGCAGCTGGGATAAACACATAGTTATCATTAAATTTATCATATACTTTAAGATAGTTAGCGTCTGCAAATAGATATGAACTACGTGTAAAGTTATTACTTGTTTGAGCTGCAATAATAGATGTCCGTGGTGTAGCATTACCAACTACTGCTGTTCTATTTGGAGAAGCAACAACAACACAGTCTTTTCTAGTATTTTCAGCAATATTTACCATATTATTAACTACAGTTTGCTGATCACTAGCCGAACCCATACCCGGAGCAATTAAGAAATCAACTGCAGTTCCGTTTGGATCATTTACTGTAGCAAAACCTGTATCATATTCTCCAGATCCAAGGGGACCAGAATTTGAACCATTTACAAGACTTACTGAATGTGTTAATACACCAGATCCGGCATAGTTTTTACCATTTGCTGCTGTAGTTCCTGCATTAGACCCAAGTGCTGCTGGCATTGCTGCAATCCAAATGTAATTTGAACTTCTGGCAATTACATCAGGAGCATAGTTTCCCGTACCTTGTGTTGTTTTTGCATTAGAAGCAAGTGACAAATATGAGAAAGTTTCAAGAACTCTGTTAGGAACCCCACTAAACTCTCCGTCTTCATCAATAACAATCACGTGAACTTCATCATTAGAAGCGCCTCGCTCTTGCGCAAAGTTTGATGTACCAGGAGCGCCGTCAAAATATGAATTTAATTTAACTTCTGTGCCACTAGTTGTTGTATATTTCCAGTTAGTAAAGTCTGAATCATTAGCGCCGCAATAGCAAACTTTCAAAGAGTTTCCTAGTTCACCTGGCCATTTAGCAATAGTAATATGATTATTAGCTGCATGACCTGCTTTATCAGCATCCCATCCATCAGCATTTTGTACTACCGGTAAAGTTTCTGGTGTATTTGTGGCATCATATGCGTTAACAGCAACTGTTTCTCTTCCACCACCAGTAATAGTAAATACTGGATCTGTGTCGTATCTATACCCTGAACCTGATATAGTGATTGCATCAATTTCATCATTTGCGGCATCATATGTAACAGTTAATGTTGGAGTTACACCTGAATCAGGTGTAGAAATTGTAACTGTTGGTTCTGAAGTATAGCCACCATTTGGTGCTACAGCAACCGCAGTAACAACGCCATTTCCGTCAAGGGTTGAAGTAAGTACTGCTGGAATCTGTGCGCCACCGGTAGCTGTTGAAGTTGTAATTGCTCTAACGATATAAAGATCGTCTGAATATTGTAAGTAACTTGAAGCACTTAGGAAATCTATTGCTCTATCGGCATCAGGATTTCCAAATTTGTTTGCAAGAGTTGCTTCGTTGTTGACGAGTACCGGCTCATTTACAGGACCCCAGCGAAAGTCACCTACAAATGCACCTGTCGATGTTGGTACATTTGGGACTCCGTTAGTAAGGTCTACTTCACGAGTAATAATTGCCGGAGACTCTGATGCTGTATATAAAGCCATGTCTCTTTCCTTTTTCCATTTTGGTAAATTATAAGCTATTTCATAATACGGTTATGTTCAATTAATAGTATTTATATAAAAAAGAGTTTAGAAGTTTTCGTGACTATATTCTACAGCCCATCCATCACGATCTGGATCATATTGCGGTTGTTGATCTAATCCATCATCTATAAACCCAAATGGAAGTACATCATTTTCAATCTCTTGCATTCTTTCTTCAAACATCATTTGTTTAATATTAATGTCTGTTATTTCATTAAAGAATATTGTTCCACTAAAATAACTAAACATAATAAAGTTCATAACTAGGTCATCGTGATTACCTTGAGATGCTTCATATGATTGACCCTTTGCAACAAAAGTGGATATCTCAAGTATAGTATCTTCATCTACTATTTCTATTTTTTGGTTTTCTAATAAATCTTTAAAAGAAGAACAACCGATACGTTTAACTTTTCTAGTCATAAGTAGACCAAGAGAATTTGCTTTCACGGTTGATTCAACAAACATGTTTTCATATTCTAATTCATGATATAATCCATTACAAACAACTTGACCAGAATCATTTGATTCAATTACTACCATTGCTTGATTGTAGCTTTCTGCAAATTTATAAATAATATTTGGGTAGAGTAATGGAGAGATAGTATTGTTGCGATAGACAGCAACCTGTTTAAACGGATTAGCAGTCACATCGAGTAAATTAAAAGTCGAATAATCTTGACCTCTACCCTTCGCGACATCCACAGTCATAATATACTGATGCCCCTTTATGGGCTTTTCATATATTTTAACACCTTCTTTAGTAGTCTGAATAGGATCTCTACGCCTTAGAGATAATAAAGTTTCTGCACCAATAAGAGTATCCCCGGTTCCAAAGAATGTATTACCAAATTCTTGGTCAAACTGCAATTGAGATGTATTAGCAATAGTTTGCTTTGCCCATTCTTTATCTCTTCCTGGAACATCCCACCAATCTACTCTAAATGATTTATACTCATTAACACCCTGCGTAGCACCTTCCCATATCTTGTGAAATACATTACCGATACCATTTGCTGTAGAGGTAATAATAACCTTGGTATCTTTACCAGAAGATACAACCGGATATGTAGATGTATAAAATTCATTTGCTCTTTCTACAAAAGCAAACTCGTCAAGATATAGTAAATTAACAGACATACCACGAATAGAAGAACCAGATGTGGCAGCTGCAACTATTCTTGAATTATTGCTAAATTCTATAGAACCTTTATTAAGTGCTTTACATCCCGGCTGTAAAAAGAATGGTAAGTTTTCAAGCATAAGAGTAATTCTACCGAGCATTTCTCTGGCAGTAGCACCTTTATTTGCCATCACGGCAATAGTTTTTTCTGGATGAAATAGAGCAAACCAAAGTAAGTAAGCAACAGACGAGATAGATTTACCCGATTGTCGACAAGCAAGAACAATAGAAAATCTATGATCATTAAAATGTTTAAACATTTTTTCTTGATATGCATATAGAGTAAAGGGCACCAAACCCTTATCAAGAGATATAATTTTACAATACTTTTTTGCAAAATACCCAGCATCTTGAGAACATTTCATATACTCGGCTATTTCCTGTTGTGCCCATTGTTGTACAACACCATCACGCTTTACGTTTGGGTTACCTAAGTACGATTCATTTTGGTTCATCATTTAATCTATCAGTAATATCAATTACGTTATCTTGTTCTTTATTCATATCTTGAAGCATACGTTGTAGTTCTACTGTAGAACCAACAAAAAGATTATTATTAGTTGTACCATCAACAGGTTTGACTATATCTTTTTTATTATAATCTTTTTTCTTTTTATGAAGATCCATAAGACGATCATTAACATCTGATATATTTTTTATCATACCAGAAACCACCTCAAATGCTCTTGGATGTTCAAGTTGCTTGGCAACCTCCATCATCTCCTCAAGAGCGCCTTGACCTTTTTCAATTAAATCGTAGTATGTTCTTCTTGAATATTCAAAATCATCATCTACATTTTCGTGTTTTTCATCACTCATAAATTTACTCCGATTTAACCTGAATCAAAATCTTCTAATATTGTTGTGGTAAAACCATAATCACTATCTGGATTAATAGATAGTGGATTAGGTGTTGTAGTAATTCTTTGCAGTTTAGGATCTGTTGTAATACTAAAATCAATAGCATCATGAATAGTAGTGTCTGTCTGACGAATAATGCTCTTAGCATCTATCGGACCATAGAAGTTAACAGACATTCCGAAATCTAGTGTGTAAATAATTGTTCTTCTATTCTCAAGCGCACCCTCAAAATCATCACTAAAATTAACACCTTGAATTGTAATAGGAACATCTTCCACAATATCTGCGTGTGTGTCAGTAAATGGTTTAATACTAATAGTATACTGTGGATTAAAATATGGAAGTATTTGTTCTACAACCTGCAAAGCATCATCTTGGTTCTTTGCAAATATATTTAATTGAAATGTAATTTGATATGGGCTTGGAGAAAAGAATTTATCACGTGTTGTGTTAGTAACACCTTTATGATAATTATTTAATTTTGGAAGCTTTCTTTCTGGGTCATATCCAATACTTGTAATCTCAAAAGACATTCTAGGAAGCTTTAAAGCAATCTGTGAATTGGTTCTTAAATCTGGATTTGTTCTAATTCTCTCAAGATATTTTTCTCTTGGTGCATACGCTAAAGGTACTTTAATTTGACTAATAGATTTACCAGTCTTATCTTTACGAATAACATAGATGTCATTAAAAAGAGTACCAAATAAAGCAACCGATTTTCTAATTCTTTGATGATAAAAATATGTAAACATTATAAATCCTCTGGGTCGCCGAATGGGTTATTCTCAGAGAAATCTAAGAAGTCCAAATCAAATGAGTTTTCTGCAGTATCAAATATATCATTTTGAGCAAAGCTACTGTCTCCATATACATTCTCGTCAATTGTTGTGAGTGTTCTATATACTGTAGTTGCAGAATCTCCAATATATGCAAGAGCACCAGATATATTTCTTTGTCTGGTATTCTGTACAACTCCGGGTACAAACATTCCGTATGTACCATCACTTGTACTTATATGAGATACAACTATATAATTCTGAGACTGATTATATTCAAGAACTTCAGCAGTAATTACCTTTCCTCCAGCCAAGGTCTGCTGTACAAATTCACCTTCCATAAAGTCATATGAAATATTTGAGTTAATACTATCAATACCTTGATTCATAAGTAATTTAAGATTATAACCAGACTTTTCTATATCATCAATTGCATCAATACTTGTGTTAAGTCTCTCATCACTATAAGTAAATAACTCACATCTAAGTTTAAATGTTGGAAGATTACTTAGTTGATAGAAAGGTTGTTCGTGTTCAACATGCATAATTTCAAATAATTTATTAGTCAGAGTAAGATAAATTAAATCACCTTCTCTTGGTCTAATACTTTCTATTTCATTATTCATCTGACCGACCACATTGGCCCATCTTTTTCTTGAAACTATGAATGTTGCCGCATCTCTTATTTCAACACCAAACTTTGTAAATAGGTCGCCTTCCCCATCAAAGCCTTCGGTATTTTCTATATACATTTCTATCTTATGAGCAGAAGAAAATTTAGATGGTACATCTTCTCCAAATATAGTATTTTCATTTACTATCTCTCGAGGCAGATAATAAACATCTTGACCATATATTTTTAGACTCTCTATGATTATATCTTCATAGAGATTTTGTTCGTTTTTGGCTCTTTGATTAAAATAATGATTTAAAGCCATTTATTATCCTACAAAAAAGTCTGCTGGCATTTCGTGCTCAAGACGCATATTCTCTTCAAGCTTTTCAATATCTTGCATTGCATCTTCAAAGATTTGTCTACCATTTAGCATTACGCCACCTGGTAGTTGCATACCCTCAAATTTTATAAGATTGGCTCCCCACTGTCTCTTGATAAGAGCAGTGGTATATGCCTTTACAAATTTATCGTTATATACACTTGTGTGTGTATCTGGATCAATTAATTGGTAAACTTCAGCTACAATATAATCACCAGCTTTTATATCATTATCCTTAAAGTCACCAAAAATGTAAAGTCTATGCTGATGTCTCGAAAACTGGACCTGAGGTAAGCCATTTAACTTCATATCAATTAAAGTTAAATATTGCTGTAGTTGAGTATAATATGCAAGATCGCCTGCAAAGTTCTGTAAATCAGTAATGTCATTAAGCATCATTTGATACTTAACACTGAACATATCAATGCTATTATTACTTGAACTAGAAACTGGAAAAAGTTTAGAAACAATGTCTATATTATTAGGCATTGTGATGTATTCGTTAGTTACATCATCTGCTGTTATGAGATGTTTAAAGTAAGTGCGAAGAGTGGCATCAGAATGGAATTCTTGAAAAAATTCAAGAGCTTCATCTATTCTATCTTCTACTTGATCTGGATCTACATTGATGTCGATAACCGGAGCGCCAAGTCTTCTTAAACAATACTCTGATAATTCATCTCTTGAGGTAACTACAGCCATTATAACTTTCCTATAAAATAGTATTTGCTACTATTTATATAAAAAATTATTAGAAAAACTAAAAAGTTATAGAAGCAGAACCTGCAGTTTTAAACCAATATTCTTTATAACCACCGCTTGTCGTAATAGTCGGACTTCCTGTTGTAGCTGCTGGAGTAAAACTGTCAGCAAATCTTATAACAACCCCACCTGATCCACCAGCGCCTCCTATAGTACTTGTAGTTGAAGATCGAACTCCTCCACCTCCAGCTCCTAATCCATCAGTACCATCTTCACCGTTATCATTAGAAGAACCACCATAAACTCCAGTGCCACCACCACCGGCGCCACCTACATAAGTAGTGCCAGACGAATTAGTAGCGCCTCCACCTCCGCCACCATAATATGTATTATTTTCTGCCCAAAGGTATCCGTCTCCGCCTATTCCGTTAGTAGTAGGACCGCCATTATTTCCACCAGCACCACCGCCGCCGCCACCAGCAGCACCGTTACTACCAGGACTACCTCCTCCATCGCCGGCTCCATTAGCTCCAGTTCCGCCAACAGCACCACCTCTTCCTCCAGCACCGCCACCACCTCCACCAGGATTATCATTCATATATGAAGCTGAGTTTCCATCATAAGTATTCCCACCTTGCCCACCATAACCTGTTAATCCAAAACCAGTAGTATTTCCTCCATTTAAACCTTGACCTCTACGTATCCTAACCACATTAGCTTCATAATTTCCGGCGCCGCCTCCAGATCCAATAGTAAAATTATATGTTGATCCAGGAGTAATAAGTTGAGAACCAGTAGCAACGGAACCACTACCACCACCACCCCCGTGTCTGTCTCCTCCACCTCCTCCACCACCTACAACCAGATATGCAATTTGAACACCAAAAGATAATGTAAATGAAGACTGATAATCAAGTATATTAATGCCATCACTTACTCTAAAATTTATTGTACCAGTGCCACCATCTGGGGCTTGAGCTTCTGTTTTAGGTGTAATGGTAAATATTGATGAATCTTGTAAAATAGTAGCAATACTATCCATTGATCCACCTGTAATATAAGAATATGAAATAGGCAGTCCTTCTGGATCTGAAGCTGACAATTGTATTGATGTTGATGTTGGTGGTGTATCAGTATTTAAAATATAGTTGACATTTGGTTGTGAGTTCCATGTAGGAGTGGTATTAATCAAGGCAATATTGTACCAGCCGATTCCATTCCACATGTAAAGTCTATTGTTTTCTTGAACAAAAACCTGATCACCAACTTTATTTCCAATATCCGGAAGATCATTAATAGAACTGACTGAAGATTTTTGATTATCAAATTTAGGTAAATCGGATGTAATTGTGGATAGCACACCTGATTTACTAAAAGCTTTTGTTATAAATCTTGCTCTACTGGTCATCTTTAACCTTTTAATGGTGCTGATGGTGGCGTAAAGGTTTGACTGTATCTTGCTAAACCTTTAGTGATACGTAAATCTTGAATGTAACCTTCCGAGGGAAGTGTTCCGTCATTTCTTTGACCAATCCTCATAGAACCGGAAGAATTTGCCCCTACAGTATAATTTGTTAAATTCGAACCTAAAAGTACACCATTGAAAAAACCATATATACCTGAGCCGTTATTTACGATCGCATAGTGATTCCAAACGTTAAAGCTTAAACTGTTGGTGGCAAAATAACTTGTGCTAGTGTTTCGGGCTATGTGGATGAAATGATTGTTATCATAATCTATTGTCCAGCCACTACCATTATACCAATTACTTAAAATAGTACCTCTTGGTGTTGTCGAGACGAGCCGCCCCCACCACTCAATTGTGGCAACGGTGCCGCTTTCCAGAAATTCATCAAAAGTTTCGTTTAAAGTAATATAATCCCCCGTTCCATCAAAATACATAGATTTAGAATCAGTAAATTTAACTTGAGTAGTGGAGCCAGTAGTATTACCAAACATCTTTAAATTAGAACTTTGAGACTTATCAATAATCGAAGCGTCTGTGCCTTTGATATGCAATAAAGAGTTAGTAGAGCTTAAAGGTTCTGTAGGAGGATTTCTATCTGAAACAGATGAAGGTAAAATTCTAAGATCTGACAAATACCCTGGAATACAATTATTACCAGAAGCAGCAATGTTTCCGGCTGCCATAATTTTAAATCCAGTATTTAAGGGTCTATCTACCCAAGAAGTATTACTTGCTTCTAAATTTCCATTTACATATATGTCAACAGTAGTACCATTTCTAACAACTGATACAAAATTCCATTGATTTAGAGGAATAGCAGACGTGTTACCAGTACCTTGACCACCAGTAAAGTAGAAACTTAATGTTCCAGTATTTTGAGTATATCTAAGATCAAAACCGCTCTGAGCTCCTGACGTTCTAGTTGATATTATAGATGAATGACCTGCTGTTCTTGCTGTAGGATATATCCAAGCTTCAATAGTAAAGTTAGAAGTTTGAGTTATATCGCTAAAGGTTGTATTCTCTAAGTAATCAACATTACCATCAAAAATTATAGATCCACCGTGATCAGTTGCTGAGTATTCTTTATTGTCGTAGGGTGAGAATGGCTTTGTCGATGGGTTTCCACTTATTATAACCGGGCTATTGAAAGTTGAACCGTCTGCTAGGTAAGGTAGGTGGCAGGTAAGCAGTGAAGTATTTGCAATTACTTCTAAGCGGTTTGTAGGTAATGAATTAGTAAATTCAGCCGTATAGACTGCACTCTTGACCGCTCTAACATCTGTAATATACCCTTTCCATACTTCACTACCTGCAGATTGATAACTACCTATTCTTATTCTAGCAGTTGATGCTGAAAAGTTTGTAGTTTCTTGAAAAGATAGTATTTCTGCGCCGTTTAAATACACTTTAGTTTGATTTGCACCAGTTCCAGAGCGAACTAGAGCAACATGATTCCATTGACCAATTGGAAATTGGACAGTTGAGGTTTGTTGATTACTGCCGTTACCTCGGAAATATCTAACTAAACCTGTATCGTTTACGCGGATCATTGGTCCGTTTTCATCTCGCTGCGAAAAAATAATTCTTGTTGAACCAGATTCTTCTAAATACGCCCAGGCTTCTATTGTAAAATTACCTGTGCCCCAGTTATAATCATTATTTTCATACTTTAACATATCCCCAGTGCCATCAAAGTAAGTAGAATAACCGCCACTGTGATATGGGCTAAATGTACCAGCATAAGTATCGCCATTTACTGTAATGCTATGGCTATTAGATGAGCTATCAGTGATGTTGTTATTATCGGAAGTACCAGTTGCTGTCACTAACAGAGTAGTATATCTACTATTTTCTATAGTAGAAATAAAATTAAGAGTAAAACTAGAAAATGCTGGTAAGATATTAACTCCATCTGATGCTCTAAATGTAATAGAACCAGTGCCACCATCCGGAGCTTGAGCTTCTGTTTTTGGA